ATGTCATCGCTAAACTTAGAACTACTCATCATAGAACCAAGACTATTTTGATTCATTGGTAAAGAAGCTCTATTAGCTCCAAGGTAATCATTCACATTAGACATCATTGACGCTGGTCTTGAATATAAATTATTTTGATTGAAGAAATCGTCGTATAAAGCCATTTTATTATTCCTATCTAAATAAATAATCTAAAATACTTACTGGTTTATCCGCATAAACATTGACTGGAGAAGTCATTGGAATCAACCCTCCAGTGCCATATTGAGCCCCTGAACGCTGAGCGTAGTTTAAACCAGCGGAAGCTGCTTGATTTATAGCTTCTTGAGACATTGGATTTAAAACTGATTTAACTCCGCCCGCCATAGTACCGCCTCCATCAGTAGGAACTCCACCAAAAGTATTCTTTAGTGTATAATACATTAAAGGTGTAGTAAAGGCAGTTGAAACAGCTTGGGCATCCACGCCTTCTATTAATCTATTAATAGCTGATTGAGCTGTATCTTCAGCTTGCTCGGCTTCCGGTCTTCCATATAAAATTTTACTCATATCAAGACCACTAGTATCTAATTTACCTACCTCTTTATCCCCTAAAATTTTACTTAGCACCCCAGAGCTAAGTCCACCAACTAACGATTTCAATACAGGGCCTCCAGGAACAAGGGCCATAGCCGCTAAACCTACTCCCTTACTTAATAAATTTTTAAGTCCCAAACCTCCAGAAGCCGTAGCAACTTCATTTGCTCGTTGGTTAAGCCAGTCTCGAATAAACTCTCTACTCTTACCCCTTTGGAGCTTTTCCCAAAATAAACCTTGGGCTCCGGTTGCTTGTTGGAGTCTAGACTCACCCAGCATACCTCTCATTGCACTATATTGTGGCATAATATTCTCCTTATCTTACTCGATTATTGATTGTATACCTTTGCTATTACAATAGCATCCGCTTTATTTATTCCTGTTACAGGACGTACCGTACCACTTGATGAAGTATAAGTTATTGAAGTAATCTCTCCTGCTAATGTAGCTGTACTACCACCTAACTGGTCATAATTTGTGATAGTCATTACTACCATAGCCGGGTCTCCAAGAGTTCCTGACGGTGTAAAAGTATCAGTTAATGTTATCGAGCCGTCCCCATCAGCAGAATCCCTAAATATATCAAAATCTAATTGGTTATAATCTGTACTATCAAATCGCGTGGCCGTGCCGCTATCCTGAGTTCCTGTTCTAATATATCCCTTAACGATAAATTCTCCAGTCCCCTTCACAGCAGAAAAGTCGAGAGTGTATGTAACACTTATATCTGTTACCCCAGCTCCCCCAGTATCCGAGTTAGCCATAACATCATAAGCATCGTAGGCGGTATAATCTGTTGCATATGTCGGAGCAGATAAATACGTATCATACCCTGCATTTTCCCTATCTATATCTGGAGATGTAGAAGAGGTAACTATATAACTAGTTGAAGTACTTGCTATAATAACGCTCGCTGTAGGAGTAAACCCTGTAGATGATTTACTTTCAGCAGTCACCTGAATTGACTGATTGCTACTTTCATCAGAACCACTAACGCTATATGTTTGCATATCTTTCAGCATAAACAAAACATCGTACTGTTCATCATCGTAATCAGCTAAATTTGCACCGCTAAAAGTAAAAGGTGAACCAAAATTTAAAGCAGATGCAGGTATAAATTGCATTTGTTTTGGATAATTAAATGTTGAACCATCCTTCACAAATTTCAATGTTTCTGAACCCAATTCACTATATCTTGTTGGAATCTTAGGTCTAAATATTTTAATAGGAGTTCCATTATCATGAGTTACAGCTGAAGTCCCATCTTGATTTCTTCTAACTGTCAATGTATTAGATGATATTGATTGCACATACATATGTTCATTATCAATTCTTATAGTATCTCCAACTATAAATTTTGTTCCATCTGATACATCTATTGGTGTTTCTGAATTATCTAAAGCTTCGTTCAACGTTGCTCCAGAAAGCATTACCTTATCCGAAACTTTAATTCTTTCTCCTCCATGTGAGGAAATAATCTGTACAGTCCCAGCTTTTAATCCAGAAGGCGTTGAATGCCATCCTCCAGATTTATCCCGAAGCCTGCTATGCAAGTCGTTTGTCCGTTCTTTACGGTCTTGGGCTGCTCTTAAATTTGTATTTACTACTGATGACATATTAACTATTCGCCGATGTTGCGGGTGGTTTCATTCTTGTTCTATATACAACAGTAATATCATTAATCTTGTAACATCCTGTAGCTGAGAACTTAAGCCTTAAACTGCTTACAGCACCAATAGCTGATGCATCTATATTTATTATTCCATTTTGAGCAGCTGTTGCCCAAGTAGGAGAGAAAGAACCAGTAGCGTCAGTATCTCCATTGGTAAAATATGTTGTTGTTACCGCAACACCTGCTGTTGCTTTTGCCCATGTTCCTCCACTAGAATAAGCTGTGTACCCACTACTATTCTCACCACTTAATTGAAATGTATCGGTAGCTACGTTAGCTGTAGTAAACAAAGTATCGTTTATTTCTGTCATTCCAACCACACCATCAATTCTAACAACTTGTCCATTAGATAATCCATGACTAGCAGAAGTCACTACAGCTGGATTAGCCTGAGTTACCGCAGTAATAACTCCAGTATCAGATGAAACACTATCGAGACCAATTCCAGTTGAATAGCTCACTATAATCTTTTTTATTTTTTTTGTTAAAGCAGGGTTTCCAAAATCAAAATCTTTAGTAGTAAATGAAAAAGCTATATTTGTAGTGCCTTGAGTTGGTGAATACTTTTTAACTGTTTCTGAATCTGTATCCCCCTCTAACCATATACATTCATTGACATTATTTTGCATATTTGTAATTTTAGCTGCTGTATAAGATGCAAGTTTTGTAAACGATTTAGTATTAAAATCATATACCAACATATCGGAAGACTGTGTACAGTCTTGCACTATCAATAAGTGTCCTTTTGGTGGATAAAATCCAATAACAGGATTAGCCATTCCGCTTAAAGGAGCAAAATCTTTATCAAGCTTAATAGATAAGTTTGATATTCCTTGAGACGGAGACCATAAATATACACCATTGGTATTGGCCCAGCAAATTCCAAATTCAGTTCTTACTACGGCTGTTGGTTTGTCAACACCAACTCCTTTATGAGTGGATTCCAAGAACCAACTAACATCATCAGGAGAAGTAACGTCAATAATATATAACGTACTTTGCTTAAATGCTAATATTTTAGTACCGAATGATTCTAATGCTGTAAAATCTTCACCATCATTAATACCTATATCAATAAATTGATTAGGCGGAAATGTATCATATTTACCGATTGGAGTATATAATATTCTATCTGGCATTAATTTTGTTTCAGTTCCACCAATAGATGTATAATAATTAACATGAGCAACAAATGTTCTCATATTACAAACTGTAGCATCTTTATAAGATAATCCATCAGCTTCACCAAACGATAAATGTCCAACGTCAGGACTAAATCCATTTATTGATTCATAAGTATCAATACTAGGCCCTTTCATTTCTAATGCCGCTGTGTTTCTCCATTTATTAGATTCATCTTCGTTCCATACCGTAAACGTATCTCCAAAATCCTTTCTAACTCCACGCTCCCAATCCATATCAAGAAATAAAGTCCATAAATCATTGCTATCCTTTTTTCTTATATAGACTCTACCACCTTTGATTCTCTGAGCAAAATCAGTGTCATCAGTTTCAACTCCAACAATTACACCAGTAAAATAATTATTTGTTGATAAAGCAACATTTCCGCTATATTCTGTTAATAATGATTCTTGGTCTCCCTCATAAACAAATGATTGAGCAAATTCATATGTAGTCGCTTCCCACAATCCATCATCATCAGTTGTTTCTACGGTTACATCTACATCAAAACCAGCTCCAGCCGAAGCGTATTTAGCACTTCCAGTAGTGGTAACATCTCCCGCCGATGGGGCAGCTAAATTATTTGAAGCAGTAACCCAATCGTCTACAGCTGCTCCAGGTATAGTTCCAACTCTATCAACATGACCAAACCATTTAGTTCTATTACTTTCATTAAGTGTAGCCCCACTTCGATAACAATCAGATATTCTTAATGCTCCGTCTACATAATAATAAACAAAATTGCCATTAGTCGTTTCAGTTCCTAAATCAATTGTTCCTAAGTGGTTTGTATTATCGGGAGTACCAAATGGGTCTTCAATAAAATCAACTTGACTAGATGATATATCAGCTAAGGCTAATATTTCTACTGAATCATTTACGTCACTAAAATTATTATCAGCTTTAAATAAAAATAATCCTTTACCATCAGTTAATGAGCCAGACCCTCTAGTCGTTACAGTAGTTGAAACTCTTGAAGAATATATCTGACCTGATTTATATACTTGAACATTGCTTGCATCAGTAAGTTCGTTACCAGCTATATCTCTTTGGTCAAACTGAGTGTTTAATCCACCTGAGAAATTCGATAATTGTAAATATTGTCTAGGCATTATTTCTTTAACTCGAAGTGAACTAAATCATCGAATTTG